TAAGTGACCAACGTACGTTGTTCCCAGAGTCCAGTATCTCTGGGCACACTGTGTTAGTGCAATTTCTAAACTTGTAACCATAATTAAAAACTCCTGCAGAAGACGAATCCTCTGCAATGAAAAACTTATTAGTTTCAAACTAGAATTGCAGAGCATACGCTCCTAACAACGGGCAAATAATTGACCGCTCTACCGGGCACTCGGTAGACTGATTGTTCATATATATTTATAGACCCGTGAACCTGGTCTTTTATTCGTACTCTATTGTACAGGGACGGTAAGTCCCGATAGATATACAATAGGGCACCCCGTGAAGAAAAACAAAGAAAAATCTTCTCCGACGGATTTCCACGTTGAGCATGAATACTTTTTAGCGTCTTGAAGGCCAAAGTCAGTACCTCCACTTATCATGCTAACGATGTTTGTCTCACTACCATTCGCAGTATCAGCCTTAGGGAGGCGTGCCGAAGCAAACCTCACAGGATGATAGAAGGGAGTTTCTACCTCAATAGTGTTATTCACACCAAGATTAGTTGAAGCAGATCCACCTGCTGAATACTGATTAGATGTAGCAGTAAGACGCTGTGTTAAATACTCAGCACTAGTATCGGATAATGTAAATGTCTCTACAGGAGAGTTATTATCAAAACCAACCCTACTAACTGTTGGCATCACATACTGATTATCATCAAACACATATTTAGTTCTCAAACCTCCACGCCACGCGGCGTAACACGGGGAGAACCAATGCAGGTAATGTGGTATAGTAACAGTAGCGGGAAAACCACTGTTGACATCAATACCTTTCGGATCAAATCCAGGCCAATAACCTATGGCCTTGTCGCGCAAATTGGTTTGCGTTATAGTACCTGCTGTTGGGGCTCTAAAAACCCACGTACGGTGATGTACATAACGACGCATTAAGTCTCGTAGACTTTTTGGTGATTCCCCGAAATAGACGTTCATAGTCTGATCGATCTCCTTAGAAGTAACTGCTATATCCTGAATCCCCCCAGGGTCTACAGGTATATCAGTTGCTCCCATAGTAGTCCCAGATGGAGCTTCTTCTATTGTTCCAGATTGCGGACTGTAGCCGGTATAACCGGTACTCCGACGCTTATATTCAGACAAAGGCTTGTCCTTTAATGAAGGTAAAGCTGCACTCTCCTCCCTATCCTCAGGGATAGTTGTTAATGGATCGCCTAGCTCTGGGAACAAAGAATATAGATGAAGTGTGGAAGGATTTGGCGAAGCAAACTTGATATCAGGCACACAAGAGACATAGACGTTAAAAGAAATATCCGTGTCTGGTGCTGGCGCTACCAAGCTATTCACGACATCCACTTCCAATATTCCATTCCATTTGTTGTCAAATGAGGTTGGTAAACGCGAAGTATTATGAATAGTGTCGGTTCTGACAGGTAACATAACCTCAGTCTGCAACCAAGGTTGAGACTGACCCCATCCTATAACCACTTCAAAATCATCCTCTTCAGCCAAATCAATCACTCGCGAATATACAGTATTATATTCGACAGTGCTACCATGCGATTTAGGATCCCAACGCAAAAGAATTCTTCCTTTATGGAAATTACTCTTGACAGCTTGAAATCTAAACTTTATGGAACCCTGCCAATACTTAAACGCCTGCGCTAAATAGCACATCGGGGTGGCGTGTAATTCCGCGCTAATTCCTGGGACAGAATCATATAGGGAAGGACCCACTCTACAGTTCCACAAAAGGGTATTGGGAGCTTGCGTGGAGGCCATGGAAAAATTGGTTAAGTAAGATTCACGACATGCGAAATCTACTATACCCATTTGATCTTGACCATCTAGTCCAACCGTTCTAGAATCTATTGTCAACTCCTGCTTTGAATCTAAAGACAACTTATTAACAGCGTCAGCTGCATCCGTATTGGATAAATTACCAGTAGGACTAGGTTTTTGTAAGACCATGTCTGTAACTACTGGTGGTCGCGAATATCCAAAGTTGGATGCCATTTGACCGACACCTTTAGCCATCATCTCAGTAGCTCGTGCATACGGTGCTATACTAGGTAAATTAGTGAGAGCCCCTGCTGCATGAGCTATTGCCGAAGCAGGCTTAGAAATGATCCCCTTGCCGTATTCGTCACTTGCAGCATTCATTTTCCCAGACTGAGGTGAATAGTCACGTGCTGAAATAGCATTAAGACTTGTCGGGACAGTTAGAGTGACATCTGATGCCCATACGAACGCGGTTACAGTGACCGGATCATCTCCTCCATTTGCGTGCTTAAGGTTGCCAAATGACTTTACCGCAAGTTCCCCCATCATGGATGAATCATTATCCGTCAAGGACATATAATTATTGTGGTAGAAAAATGGCATGTCAATCTGACCACCCGAGTTATTTGTAGGGTTCAAGAATATATGAGGTTTCTGAGATGCTCCGATAATATCTTGGTCCAAGAAATTCCTCTCCACTGTCACTTCATCATACAGATAGGGATTGTAAGATACAATAGCCCTACCATAGTGAAATCCTGTTCCTGAAATAACAAATTTGGCATGCAAATTCATACGCAACAATTCATAATAAGATGTTTTCTCTTTGACTCTAGGATTTACTAAGAACAATTCCCACGGGTTGAAATTCTCAAACAAAGGCTGTCCAACGACCCACTGAGTCTCCCAAACTTTTACGGGACGACCTAAGAAATCTCCTAAATCTGAATCGTTGTTGTTGGCTAAGTTATACGTAGCGTCGCGACTCTCCGTTATGGAGGTAGTCCAACCAGCCAACTGGTCGGAGAATCCAGTAATGGATTCCAACTTTTGACCACTACCTTGGGCAATGGTAGTACCAGGCTCGCCAGCCTGTGGTACATACTCGCTGAGTTTTAAGTCCTCAGCAGACTCTACTTCATTAAAAGTGTTAGTGAGACGCTTTATTTATACGGGTAGCATCCTTGCCTCAAAGGACACTCCTATCGCACGTTTTATTGCAGTGGGACTCTGCGGTAACTAAATAGCACTCAGGTTTCAATACCCCCCATTCCTATCGCAAGCATTCCAAGCCGTAATAAACGGGCTAAAATACGAACTTGTATGTAACCAATACGATAAGTGTGATTTTGGCTTTTCCGTAGAACTACGACACTCACGCGCGCCGCGCCCAGTTTAACGACATGGTGGTCGGGGATGAGACTTACCACAAAATGGGTACAGTCTCAAGAAAATCCGTGTATGGAGCGGGGAACACGGGATCCCCATGCATGTGCACTAATTGCATTCCATACTCTGTAGCAATTATTCCATAAATTGTACGAGTAGGAAAGATCGCGCTCCAAATATTAGTATAGCGCACAGCTTGTTGCACGACCTTAGTCATCATCCCTTCGCGCCCGATAACGCGTTTACACTCGATGACTAGTACAGCCTCTTCGGTGACATAGGCTAAGTCTCCTTGGCCACATTGTGTCGAAATAATAGTATATTCCTCATATGCAGGCTTACCTAACATAGACTTTACGTAGTTAACTATCGTTAGTTCTTGGGAAACCGGTGTTGGATCAGTCACTTCACTTACCGTAGAATCCCCCCAGTAATCACAATCAATGGTATAACCACTGTCATCTGATTCACTAGCAGAATGCGGTTGATAGTTCTCATCTTCAACACTATATTTTTCCTTCCAACGAACAACACGCTCATCAAAGTCTAGGTTCAATGTCGTGCATGGCAAATCTTCTATTTCAGCTATTTGCTTCATCTGTGCCAAACGCTTATCAAAAACTTCACGGCCATGGAAAAACCACTCACGTAAAGCACCGTCAACATTTTGACACGCTACCTCCTTAGGAGTAAGCGCCTTTGATTTCACTACGGCATGCAATGATTTCATGATAGATTCTTCTGCCAACGGTCCGACATATCTATTCAAGGCTGGTTCCCACCTAAATCCTCTCTTAAGAAAGTCTAATTCATGCAAAGACATGTACGGTCTAGGGTCTGATGTTTTATCGGGCATAGTAAATGTAATATCGATTTCCCGAAGGATACCAGCCATAACTACGTGGTTAAACCTATCGCAGTTCTTGTCCGTACCGCACGCCGCATCATCTCCATATGTGATGAGGGACATGACATCTCTGAATCGTGCTGGTCTATTTAATCCCACCTTCTCACCTAGTTCACCTAGATCTTCTGGTGGATACACCTTGAAGAAACAATATCTAAATAGGAGAGAATTTACAATACTATTAATGTAGACTGTCATATTTTGCCCTGAAGGATTAGTGCCATGGAAACGCACTAATGTTCCATTATAGGCAATCAGTGGAGTACAAACCTCATGCACAATTACTCGCATGCGTTGTAAGTCTGCTTTCGAGTACCTACCGGACCAACTAGCAATCTTCATCATCACTGCGAATGCAGAGAGGGTGAGTTGTGCTGGCATACGCACATCATACTTCTTGTAGTCGCCAGCTACAATTTTATCGTCGCCAAATTTCGCAATGAATTCCGTCAATTCATGCCACTCGGGACCGTGAGCATTGATACCTACAGCCGTCTCCGCAATCAATGGGTTCACAGATAGGAACCTAGCTATCGGAAGGAAGTATTTCCTTATGATAAATTGGAGTACAAGAGGTGCTCCCTCGAAGACTCTTACCTTAGTCTCATTGACTTTCCTAGGCTCATCCTTTAAGTTCGCTCCAAATATGAGATTTAATGACTCGTTGGCATCTGCTTGCGTCAATACCTTATAGATGTACGCTTGGACTTCAGGTGTGAACTGCTTTGGACAAGCATGATCCTCAGTAGGTTCTAACTCTTCCAAGTACTTGGACTTAGGACCTCCAATAGGATAACCAATAGAAGTGCTTGAAACCATAGCATCTATAAATCTTTCACCGTCTCGACCAGATATAGTCTCCTGATCTGTAAGAGGAGCCAATTGGTTCGTCCAATATGATGGGTTAGCATCAAAAACTTCGCGAAGACCCGAAAGATAGTCCTCCATCGCAAAGTTCAATGCAGATTGCGGTAGCCCAGGTGAGGGCCGAGCTGCATGCTTCAACGTCTCATACCAAGGGATCCACGTGCCACTATCGGTGTGACCCTTCTCATTGACAAATGGTTGCTTGAAAGCAGGACCACTCCATGTATTGGGTACACCAGTTACTTTGGCAACTGTGTCAGAAATAGGCGTAGGTACGACATCAGAATGCATTGTAGACCGCCCAGTGACAGAGCCATATACGGTCAATGTGGCATCCTCAGGCAAGAAATTAGTTCCACATTTATAGTGCACATCTTTGGAAATGGCAAAATGTTTTCCTAATATAGTCTCCTCTATGTCCTTGGTTATGGGAGGAGGAATATGCGTTGGGCTTAGTGCCGTGACCTCAATCACAGCACGATCCAATTCAGGCGAGGTGATAGCAACTCCAACTCCATCCCTAGTACCATTCCGACCACCAATGTGGAAACCCACAATTTTCTTCTCGATAGAATCACTTACCAAAGGAAACATACACATCCCTGGTTTTGTGGTTGTATTCCGCAAGGTGTAGTACGATCCAGGGAAAGTGTACGGACCATTGCTAGCATCACTAACATGGTTCCACCAACCAATGTCCGTAACATGCCCTTTACCCTGGAACCCATGAATAGCAACCGTAATAGGGTGCCTAACATGATCTTCCTCAAAGTGCTTTCCCATATGATTGGTGGGTCCACCGGATCCAACATAAATCATAACTAAGTCCTTTCCCGGTATCCTATAAGCCATAGTTGGATCTAAAATAAAGTTGAGAGTTCCACCAGGACCTCTTAGTGTTGCCTTGGTAGGCTCCTCGGGCATTGTATGATATGGAACCACAAAATACTTGGTCCAATAATAGAAAGCCAAGCAAGTATCTCCATCAATCTCATAAATAAAAAGATGGTTGCGCAGAGCATTCCATGCAAAATCCTGATTCACAAAACTTCCTTTATTATCTAAAGGTTTAATTTCAGGCTTTGCCCAGATACACTCCTCCGCGTCAAGCTTGAATTTCAGCTACTGTGCGCGGTTGCAAACAACCTTGCACAGACATGTTCGCCCTCAAAGCTTTGTAAGTCTTAACAGCTCCATAAAGAACTGCTAGACCCGCAAAAAGACCACATGCGTACTTAACGTGTTCATCACGCATCGACTTAAAGCACGCTGGTAAGGCTTCACGATCCTCTTTCAAGCGTTCCAAGTATGCCGTTTTCTTCGTCTCAACTACTGTAGCAAAAGTAAAACTGAAATAAATTGCGCTACAACATAATAATATAGCAGTCGGTAATACCCCTATTGTGAAAAGTAGTGGTAGTGAAACAAAGAAATTGCCGGCTAGGGCTAGTTTTATATAATCTTTCACATCGGTTCCAATGATATCTTCGCCCATAGTCATGATGGTGGCCTTAATCCAATCATTATCCATCCACTGTTCTGGAATCCAATTCGTCCAACAAGAGAAAGGTGACTCTTCATAAAGTTTAAGTTGTGCTAACACAGCATCAATAGCCATATCCTCTACTCTAGACTCATAAACAAGCTGAGCAGTCTGGATCTTGTGCTTGTATTTGCCAGCTTTATTCTTCAACTGACGAGCCAATCTATCTCCAAAGTGTGGTTGGTAATCGGACTCAACGCTAACCAAATCGCTAGTATCACCACCAATTTCGCCACCAACGACTTTATGGACACCAAACTTTGTTCTAGCCTGCAAATTCCATTCTCGAAGGGCAGTCTCTTCTCGTTTAAGTTTAAGAAGGAGGCTACGAGCCTTAGAGTCCTTATCATGGATGGCGTTCCTAGCTTTAATTGCAGACTCGAATTTGGTCTTTACAGCTTTCAACTTGGCAATGTTCTTACGAGCAACTGCCATTTCATGCTGCAATTTTGCATCTGGGGTCATTGCAGAGGTGTCAACCTCTACCTCGTCCTCATCATCATCTGACTCCAGTTCCAAATCAGGAATGTCATCCATACAACATTCACAAGTTTCAACACACTTGTTGCATTCGCTGCAAATATGCACAATATCTGAAGCATCCGAAAAAGAATCAACAATTGTCTGTTGTTCTGCCATATGCTTCTGAGCGAATTCAATAGCGTAATTGACAAAATCAGTAATAGACATATCCCTATGGATAACTTCAAAATGACCAAAGTCCTGACCATCCTTACCGGCACCAATTGGCTTCTCAACATTAATATCCCAAATGTCGTTCAAGGAGTTAAGAGTTCCAAACTTCTTAATCACCTTAGCAGAATCCAACTTGTTATCAGTCTCAAATTCCTTCTTGACCCTCAAATCTACATGGATATGGCAACGCCTAAGTACAGACATGGCGTTATAAGATGTCAATCCAGCGTGCAAAGTTTTCACGTTCGTGGTAATAGTCATGACACTAGGTTCGATCGAGATCTTACCTTTGTTAGCGAGATCCGCCATAATGGCATACTCCCTAATGTTATTGACAATTTTCACAATAGTGTCCGAAGGTGCGATTTCCCAATATTCCTTTTTAGTGTTACCATAGTCATCTATTTTAACTCCAGTTACATAGGAACGATAGTTAGACATGTATTTGTCTTTCTCATTCAAAGTACATATATACTGCGGAGTACAGGGAACACCCATAGCTTTGAGCATCGCGCTCATCACAATCTCGGCAAATGTGGACTTACCAACACCTGAAAACCCATGTATCTTAACTGTTGCAGGTGATCTCCTTAGTCCACCCGAAACTCGAATAGCAGAAAATTCCGTATGAATTTTGGTCAACTCCTCCCATTTCTGCTGTACTATCTTCTTTTCTGTTCCGTTCACGGTAGTTTTATACAATTGGCGGAACTCTTCGATCAAATCTGTCAATTCCTTGTCAAATTGATTTTCAGTTGTTCCCAAGAATCGTGATAAGTTTCCATTCCGTGCGTGCTCCCATTCCGCTAATTTCCTAACATAGCGCTCTTCTAACTCCACTAGTTTTGGTGTAGAGAAAAGAAGAGGATGCAAGGAGCCCGATACAAAACACAAATAGCCTCCCTCGGCAAAGAAAACTACAGTCTCGACAATAGCATCCATAAGCTCTACTGCGTTACACTGTTTCTTCTTAGCCTCTATGGCAAAGATCTCAAAGTTACCCAATGACACAGTCTTATCCTCCATAATACCAATTGTTACCAATAATGATAAAACTTTGGATATGTGTTCAAAGGCTGGGTTGTTAACTAAAAGTTTCCAATTATACAGTCCTTCCTTCATCTTCTTGAGCCACGTCGGCAATTCCGATTGTGGTGAGAAGCCTCCTGTAAACAATTTGTCTACAATTCCTCCCATCTGTGCAATCACAGACTGGGCGTTGTAGGTCTGAGCATACATAGTCAAAGCCGCAAGAAATCCTGCTGAACTACGTACTTCGCTTAGAACTACATAGAGGGCTGCCAGACCCTCTAGTCTTGAGATGGCGGTTTTAGTAAAATCTGCAGTCAATTTATTATAAAAATTCCTAATAAGGGGAAATGATCGCAATGATTGTGGCGAGTAACCGCTTCCACCGAGGTAGAGATATTTCTCCTCGAGGGACAATGATTCGAAAACCTGTTTCGCTGAGTGTGCGTCCTGTGATTCTGGTGTCTCCACAGGAAGAGTGCCGTATTGGGTTGGATCAAAAATGTCCATTGACCTTGCGGCAGAAATGGGGTTAAGGCTAATCCCCGAGCTCAAGAGCTCAGCCTCGCCGAACAAATCGGACTTCATTTCGCGTACCGAATACGCAGGTCGAGCACCGTAGAGTACACGACCCAATGTCTCTTCCGAGAACATTTTTTATGACGTTCGAACAACTATTTATAGTAGGCTGTTGTTTTTGGCACGTCCGTTACCAACGCCTGTGTCTTCAATAAGACATGACCACTATATCTATCATAGTGGATTTCACAGAAGTATATCTGCTTCAATCAACTCGGTTTATCTGACCTAATGATAATGTAACATATTGTGTACTGTTGCCGTTCTTACAGTATTTAAAGAGTAGGACCACACTATCCTACCAATCTCCGGATCAATTAAGGGAGAACATGCATTGTTTAATGAGTATGCACAAACTCGGTTGTGTGTCTTCAGCAACGTTTGAAATCTGAAGAACTAAATTTAACGTAGAAAAATGTAACAGCATTGTACTTATTTAGGGCATAACATGTGGTTATAACCATTCATATCATACGAAAACTATAGTAATACCATAGAACATAAATAGGTAAACCAATTCAAAGAGCATAGCTTAGAACCATGCAAGTAAATATAGCTAGAGAGCGCTCGCAAGCGCAAACTAGTGCTGAGATTCCCAGGGATCATCCCTG